TAACGTATTGAATAATGGATTCAGCACTAACTTTTTAGGTGGTGACGGATCTCCTTTATTCTCTACGACTCACGCTACAATCTCTGGAACATTTAGAAATACGCTTGCAACACAAGCTGATTTAAATGAAACATCTTTAGAGCAGTCTTTAATTGACATCGCTGCTTTCACAGATGAAAGAGGTTTAAAAATTGCAGCTCAAGGTATGAAATTAATCATCCCTTCTGAGCAACAATTTACTGCAGACAGATTAATGTCTTCTGCTGGTAGAGTTGGAACAGCTGACAATGATATCAATGCAATCAGAAACAAAGGAATGATTCCACAAGGTTATGTTGTGAACCATTTCTTAACTGACTCTGATGCGTTCTTCATCATTACAGATGTACCAAATGGCTTAAAGTATTTCGAAAGATCTCCTATCAGAACATCGATGGAAGGTGATTTCGAAACTGGTAACGTTAGATACAAAGCTAGAGAAAGATACAGCTTCGGCTTTTCTGACCCTAGAGGTGCTTTCGGTTCATCAGGAGCATAAGAACTTTTTTTTATGGGGCGAGCTTGACTCGCCCTGTAAATCAATATAAAGACATCTGTGAGAAGATGAAAACCTACCTAATAAAAGTATTTCTAGAAGGCATAAAAATCCAATTTACATTGGAATCTGAACCTATTTCTGTTACAGAAATGTTACATCAGAAAGTACTTGACTTTCTGGGAAAAACAAGTAAAGAGCAATTAGAAAAAATGATTAGTCCTAAACAGATTAGTAATTTTTTCTATATAACCTATGAGGAGGTTGAACGTGACATCATTGTCCCAATCACTTCTGGCCAAGAAAATAGACTTGGAATCACAGTGGAACAAGTCTTATCTTGAACAGGGAAAACTAACGACTGATATGCAGTGGTTAGACGTTGAGTTGAAGGAAGTCAAAAGACAAATTCTTCAACAGGATCTTGAAGCCGCTAGACAAGAAAATAACCTTGTTTTAAGCGAAGAAGAAGATCCAGCATTTATAGCTAGCTAAACTAGTTATATAATTGGAATAAAAGTGAGAGAAACTTAAGCCACCTCTTGCTCTTTTTAAAAAATTAAGCTATATTTAACATACTATACATTAACATCTGATGTAGACGCGTATAGTCGACATTGCCTAATGACTGCATTGGATTAATAGGAGGATAATAAGATGACTACAAAAAGTACATTTCAAGGATACGTAAGAACTTACGGAGGAGAAGATAGAAATTCTGGTGTTACACCAGGAACTCTAATTGCTTCTGAAGTTATTACTTTCTTGAGTTCAACAGCAACTGCAACTGCAGTGTCTGTTGGAGCAACAGTAAACGCTAACGCTCCATTCGTGTTACCACAAGGAGCTATACCAACTAATTTTATAGTTTTAACAGCAGCAGGAACAACTACAACTGCAACTATTAATTTTGGTTCAGCAGCTAATGCAACTAGTATTGCACAAAATTTAGTTGTTGGTGCTAGAGCAGCAGTATTAATGACTGGAGCTTCAGTTATTGCTACTGGTCTTCCAGCTAATACAACAGTTGTTGCTAATGTTGGAAGCACAGCAGGTTCAGGAAACGTTACAGGTGTATTTGTATATACATTTGCTGACCAAACTGCACAACCTGGTGAAATAGGTCCAGCTTAATTAATTTTTAATGGAGCTCCTTCGGGAGCTCTATTAATATAAGGAGATAAAATGAGTTACAAAAGTGATGTAAAACCAGTCGTTACAAGTTCTACAAACGCAGTTCTTTTTACAGGACCTACAAGACTTCGTGGTTATATGATTCAATCGACAGGAAGTTCAGGAACAGCAATTATTAATGGTTTAGCAAATGCTACAACTGTTAGTTCTTCTACTAACACGCAAGTTTATATTCCAGTTCAAGTTGCTGCTAATCAAACTGAAACATTAAACATTCCTGAAGATGGTGTTCTATATGCTACAAGAAATGGTACAGGAATTGTTGACGGTATTGGTGTAACTGCAAATAGTGGTGCATTAAGTATTACGTTATTTATAGACAAGTAGGAGAGTAGATGACTACTTCCGGAACTACAAGTTTCAATCTTGAACTAGATGAGCTTTTTGATGAAGCTTATGGACGTGTAGGTATTGGAGGAACTAGAACTGGTTATCATTTAAAAGCAGCAAGAAGAAATTTAAATATTTTATTATCTGAATGGGATAATAGAGGTGTACATTTATGGAAAGTAAAATTAGCTACAATTCCATTAGTATTAGGACAAGCTGAATATAGTTATACTATTGATCCGACAAATTATCCAAACGATATTAATGATGTATTAGAAGCATATATTAGAAATAATACTTCACCTAATGCTTCATTACCAACGGATACCTCATTAACTAAAATAGATAGATCTGCATATGCAGCATTACCTAATAAATTATCACAAGGAACACCTTCTCAATATTATGTTCAAAGAACATATCAACCAAGTATATTCTTATATCAAACACCAGGATCTGGATTTTCTAGTCAAAGCACACCAAGCAATTATCAATTAAGATTTTATTATCTTGCAAGAATTGAAGATGCTGGAAAATATACAAACACTCCAGATGTCGTATTTAGATTTTTACCATGTTTAACTTCTGGTCTTGCTTACTATTTAAGTATTACTTACCGACCAGAAAAAACTGAAATGTTAAAGTTAGTTTATGAAGATGAATTACAAAGAGCTTTACAAGAAGACGGTCAACGCACCTCGTTATTTATATCACCAAAAACATTCTATGGAGATGGTGTATAATGACAACTTTTGCTACAGGTAAGAAGTCTTACGCCATATCAGATCGATCTGGCCAACGATTCCCGTACGACGAAATGGTAACCGAGTGGAATGGATCATTTGTTCATTATACAGAATACGAACCTAAACAACCTCAATTAGAACCGAAAGTACCAGGCAACGATCCGCAAGGATTGCTCAATGCACGACCAGATCGTGTAGAGCCATTATCAGTTGTGTTATTATCTTTTAATCCATTATTATCAACGGCAGGTAGTTCTACTATTTTAGTTAATGAACCAGGTCATGAAAAAACGACAGGAAATAAAATTATATTTACAAATGTAAATGCGGTAAATGGATTTACTAATGCTATGTTAAATACAACACTTGGATTTTCATTAACAGTAGTTAATACTAATCAATATACAATCAACGGACAGACTCTCGCGAGCGCGAGCGGGAACTTCGGTGGACAACCTTCAGTTGGTCCTTCTGCAGTTGCACTCCCTAATAATGCTTTTGAAGTGACAGCAGGTAGTTCTACAATACAAGTGAATCAACCAAATCATGGTAAAATAACAGGTAATACTGTTCGATTTCAAAATTTAACAGTGGTGAATGCTTTTTTAACTTCTTCAGGATTTCAACAATCAGTCTTAACAACGTCAACTGGATATAGTATAACAGTTGTTAATTTAGATAATTATCGTTTTAACGCATCGTCAGGAACTGGTTCTTTAACGACAACCATTGGCGGCGGATCGGCGACAGCGGAGACAATATAATATGGCACTAACGTATTCACAATTAGTAACTCAAATTAGAAATTATACAGAAGTAGATAGTAATGGATTATCTGATTCTACAGTTTCTGTAATTGTACAAAATACTGAAAATAGAATTTATAGAGAATTAAATATTGATGCTTTTAGATTATATGCATCAGCAGTAACTACTGCAGGAACAACAACTATTTCTGTACCATCAGGACTTCGTAATATTAGATATGTTGAAATGATTTCTCCAAATGGAGAATTTTCTACATTAGAACAAAAAGATAGTTCTTACATGGCAGAATTTAATAATCTTCCATTATCTTCTACTTATTATGATAAACCTAGATATTGGGCAAACTGGAATGAAACTACTTGGTTTGTAGCTCCCACTCCTAATACAACTTATGCAATTAATATTGCTTATTATTCACAAGGAACTTCTATAACTGCTGGTAATTCAGCAACTTCAACGACTTATATATCTACTTTTGCTCAAGATTTACTTCTTTATGGTTCTTTAGTAGAGACATATAAATACTTGAAAGGTCCAGCAGATATGATACAAGTCTACGAACAATCTTATCAACAAGCGAGAGAATCTTTCGGTGTTGAACAGACAGGTAGAAGAAGAAGAGACGAATATGTTGACGGAGAACCTAGAGTTGTAGTAGACTCGCCGCCACCATCATAATAATTAAGGAGTTAATATGGCAAACATAGTACCAGATAGTTTTAAAGAAGAATTATTTGAAGCGATTCACGATTTTACAGCTTCTACAGGCGATACATTTAAAATAGCTTTATACAATACCGTTTCAGGTTTTGCAGCAGCAACAACTACAGTTTATAATGCAACAATCGGATCAAGTGTTGAAGTAACAGGTACAGGTTATACTGCTACGGGAGCAACTCTTGTAAATATTTCACCAACGGTTGCACAGAATGTTGCATTCGTAGATTTTAACGATGTAACTTTTACAACAGCAACTATTACTGCAGCGTGTGCGTTAATCTATAATACATCCAACGGAAGCAAAGCAGTTGTAGTATTAGATTTCGGTGGTGATAAAACTTCAACGAACGGCGACTTTACTATTCAGTTCCCAGCAGCGAATTCAACAAGCGCAATCTTGAGAATATCGTAGTAGTTCGCCATAAAAAATTATGGCTAATAATACTTGGGGCATACATCCATGGAGTCAAGGCGAATGGGGTCAACAGACTACTGATGTAGTTGTTGAAGTCGGTGTAGCACAAGGTTGGGGCAGAGTTACGTGGGGCGAAGGAGCGTGGAATCAATCAGTTCCAATAGATGCTCTATCATTAAATTCAGGAACCATTTCTATAGTAGGTAAAGCAGAAGTTGCTTTAACCGGAAATAATTTACAAGTTGAAACAGGCACCATTACATTTGCTGGTAAAGCAATTGTAGAAGTTACCGGAAATAATTTAACATTAACGATTGGTGATGCCATTGTCACTGCAAAATCTAATGTTGATGCGACCACAAATTTATTAAATTTACTTGTTCAAAGTCCAAATATTCTTGCTGGTGGATCAGTAACAGATGCAGTTGTTGGTGAAGAATTAGATGTTAATGTT